CCAAGAAACTGTTCCTGCTGACCTCTGAAGCAGACGGCGACATCGACCTCACCTGGACGGACACGGGCACGGAAGCGGCCTACCTAGGTCTTCTGCTCCCGACCGGCCGCTGGGTCATGTCCAGCGCGCTGACAAATACCTGATGAGAGCGGGGCCTGGGTAACCAGGCCCCTTTCACCATGCCGAGACCTTCTCTACTGCCGAAGTTCTACGACGCCTGCATCGAGATCTGCGGGCGTATTGCCGAGGGCGAAACGCTGCGCGAGATCTACAACGATCGCGAGAAACGTGGATACCCTGAGAAGAGAGTGTTCTATCACTACCTGTTCGGCAAACACGAAGACCCGGAAGTCGAGAAGATGTCGAAGCATCTGCGCGTACTCTACGCAGAGGCTCGAGAGTCCAGCGGGCTCGTGCATGGTGATCGGGTAGCGGAAGTCGCCAAGATGGTGCTTGAAGGCCAGATCGACCCGAACGCAGGGCGCGTGGCGATGGACGGGTTCAAGTGGATCGCCGGCAATCGAAACCAGAAGCACTACGGGCAGCGGCGCTACAACGTGCTCGAGGGGCCTGACGGGGCGCCTGCATTCAGCGTTCAGATCACGCAGGCCGAATCGAAACTGTGCTGACGCTCACCAAGAAGCAGGAGAAGCTCAACGCTCTCTGTGCTTCTGACGCGACCCATATCATGGCCTACGGTGGGGCTCGGAGCGGCAAGACGTTCAACCTTGTCCGCAACGTGGTCATCCGCGCGTTGGCGGTGCCTGAGACCAGGCACGCGATACTGCGGTTCCGGTTCAACCATCTGAAGCCCTCGATCATCCTCGGCACCCTGCCGGAGGTGATCAAGCTCTCGTGGCCCGGCCTGACCTACAAACTGGACAAGGTCGACTGGTTCGCCGAGTTCCCGAACGGTTCGCAGATCTGGTTCGGCGGCCTGGACGAGAAGGAGCGCACCGAGAAAATCCTCGGCCAGCAGTATTCGACTGTGTACTTGAACGAGTGCTCGCAGATTCCGTGGGCATCTCGAAACATGGCGGTGACCCGGCTCGCGGAGCGCAAGGGTCTGCGTCTGAAGATGTATTACGACTGCAACCCGCCGAGCATGGCGCACTGGACCTATCAGGTCTTCGTCGGGAAGAAGAACCCGGACACGCATCTGGTCCTCGGAGATACCGAGAACTACGTGTCCATCCTGATGAACCCGAAGGACAACAGCGCGAACCTGCCGGACGAGTACCTCGTCGAACTGCAGAACTTGCCCCCGCGGGAGCGCGCTCGATTCTGGGACGGGCAGTTCGCTGACGCGACAGAGGGCGCACTCTGGTCGCTCGAGCTCCTAGACCAGCAGCGGTACATCGGCGAGATCCCGGAGATGCAGCGGATCATCATCGCCGTAGACCCGAGCGGCGCCTCCGGCGAAGAGGACAAGCGGTCGGACGAAATCGGCATCGTGGTCGTCGGTCTCGGCACGGACGGCTTCGGGTACGTGCTCGAGGATCTGAGCCTGAAAGCCGGGCCTGCCCAGTGGGGGCAGGTTGTGGTCAGCGCATACGACCGCTGGAAGGCCGACAGGGTGGTCGCCGAAATGAACTTCGGCGGCGCGATGGTCGAGCACGTCATCAAGGCGTCGCGGCCGGACGTGCCGTTCAGGCCGGTCAACGCGGCACGCGGCAAGGTCGTCCGAGCGGAGCCGATCGCGACGCTGTTCGAGGCGCAGAAGATCTGGCTGGCAGGGAACTTCAGCATGCTCGAGGAGCAGATGCTCGGCATGACCGTCTCCGGCTACCAGGGCAACAAGAGCCCAGACCGCGTCGACGCGATGGTCTGGGGTCTGACGGAACTGTTCCCGGCGATCGCCCGCAAGCAGGAACCGATGCCGACTCGAGCGCCCGTCGTCAACATGGGCCAACGCCACGCCGCGATCATGCGAACCACGCGCGCGACGCCGAGAGTGAATACAGGAAGGAATCGATGAGCGGAATCAGCAATGCCATGCGCAAGGTGATCGGCCGTACCCGAAGGGGCGGATCATCGACTCAGACGCCGGGCGTGGCCGGCGCGGAAGGCACCGCAGGGCCGGCAGCGCCGATGGGCGCTCTTGCCATGCAGGACCAGCCCAAGAAGCGCATGGGGCGCAACCGGAATACGATCATGCAGGACAGGCTCGGAGGTTGAGATGAGTGGCGCAGCGAAGAAAGTCACGAAGCCGTTCAAGTCTATTGGCAAGACTCTCGGAGATCTTGTCGACAAATCGCTTCATCCTGCTTCTACCCTCAAGAAGTGGACCAGCAATGTTCTGGACCCCATCACGGGAATGATGAAACCGAAGATGCCCGACATGGGCGACGCCCCGCTCATGCCTGACTACGACCTCCTAGAGAAGGAGCGAAAGCGCAGGCGGACGGCGAAGATGTCCCGCATTGACACCATCATGTCTGACACGTTGGGCGGTTGATGGACGCAAAACAACTCAAGAAGCAGGGCGATCTGCTCTTCGGCAAGAAAGAGAACCTGCACAACCTGTGGCAGGAGATCGCCGAGAACTTCTTCGTCGAGCGCGCCTGGTTCACCACGCGTCGCGCCCCCGGCGACGAGTTCGCATCGCACTTGATGACCGGCTGGCCTCTTATGGCTCGCCGCGATCTCGGCAACACGTTCTCTTCCATGTTGCGCAGGGACAAGTGGTTCCATCTGGTGCCGCGAGACAAGGATGTCGAGGACAAGGACATCGAGGCCCGCCGCTGGCTGGAGTGGGTGCGCGATCGCCAGTACAAGATGATGTACGACCCGAAAGCGATGTTCGTGCGCGCCACGAAGGAGGGCGACCACGATTTTGTGACCTTCGGCCAGGCCGTCATCTCCATAGAGGTAGTCGACTACTCGCATCTCCTGTACAGATGCTGGCACCTCCGCGACGTCGCTTGGGCAGAAAACGAAGCGCGCCAGATCGACACCGTCCATCTGCGACACAAGCCGACGTGCCGTGACCTGTGCCGGAAGTTCAAGAACGTCCATACCGAACTGCACGAGAAGCTTGGCAAGGGTCAGGAGTTCGACGAGGTCGAGTGCCGCTGGATCGTTTACCCGCACGCCGAAGGCGGCTACGTGTCCGTCCACCTCGACGCCGATCACGATTTCATCATGGAAGAGCGTCGCATCAAGACGATGCCGTTCGTGATTCCGCGTTGGCAGACCGTCTCGGAGTCGCAGTACGCGTACTCGCCCGCGGTCGTCGCGGCACTGCCAGACGCGCGCCTGATTCAGGCGATGACGCTGACCCTGCTCGAGGCCGGCGAGCTCTCGGTCCGGCCGCCGATGCTGGCCGTTCAGGAGGCCATCCGCAGCGACATCAATCTGGTTGCCGGTGGAATCACCTGGACCGACGCCCAGTACGACGAGCGCCTTGGCGAAGTTCTGCGTCCTCTGACGCAGGACCGCGGCGGGTTCCCGGCGGCGTTCCGCATCGAGGAGTCTGTGCGCGCGGGCATCCATGAGGCGTTCTTCCTCAACAAGCTGATGCTGCCGTTGCAGCCGGACATGACCGCCTACGAGGTCCAGCAGAGGGTGCAGGAGTTCGTGCGCCAGACGCTGCCTCTGTTCGAGCCTGTCGAGCACGAATACAACGGTGCCCTGTGCGACAGGACGTTCGAGTTGTTGATGCAGAACAAAGCATTCGGCGACTACATCCCGCCGGGGCTGCGCGACAAGGAGATCGAGTTCAGGTTCGAGAGTCCGCTGAAGGCAGCCCTCGACCGCTCCAAGGTCGAGCAGTTCTCGCAGATGTTGCAGATGGCCGCGAGCGCGGCTCAACTCGATCAGACCATCGTCCAGGTGCCGAACCTGTCCGAGGCCCTGCGCGATGCGATCGCCGGGACCGGCGCCCCGGCCACCTGGATCAAGTCCGAGGAAGAGGCCGCCGAGGCGATGGCCGCTGCGCAGGAGCAGGCCGACGAGGACCGCGCGCTCGCGCAGGCAGCGGAGATGGCAAAGATGATGCCGCGGCAGGCGGCACCGACTCCGGCGTGAAGCGCGCCAGTCACAAGCGTCGGTCCCAGCAACCGGCGCAGAACTGGCGCAAGCAGGACTGGCGCCGGATCGTAGAAAGGACAGAGGAAGAACGTGGCAAAACTCCCCGGCCGCGTTAGGCAGCAGACCGCATGGATGCCGTGGGACTGGTCGCAAGACCTCCCCGGCGCATCGGCCATCCAGGCCGTAGCAGAAGGAAGAGCCGACGAGGACCAACAGCGGCGCGCCATCAAGGCGATCGTCGAGGGGGTCTGCCAGACCTACGAGCTCAGCTATTCGCCCGACAGCGAGCGCGACAGCGCGTTTGCGGAGGGCAAGCGGTTCGTCGGCCTGCAGATCGCCAAGTTGCTCCGGCTCAATCTCACAACACTAGCGAGGACGAAACCCAATGGCTGAAGCCGCACTGGACCTGCAGGGCGATGAGACTGCAGTACAGGATACCGAGCAGACGCAACAAACCCCGCAATCTACCGCTCCGGTCACTCCGATCGCTGCGGAGGCCCCCGCCGCGGAACCGGCCGCGGAACCGGTCAAGCCGACGTTCCCCGACGACTGGCGCGAGATCCTGGCAGGAGAGGACGAGAAACTCCTCAACGAACTGAAGCGGTTCACCTCGCCGCAGATGCTGGTCAAGTCCTGGAAGGACACGCGCACCAAGATCTCGAGCGGCAAGTACAAGTCGACTCTGTCGGAGAATCCGAGCGAGGAAGAGCTCGCTGCGTGGCGCCAGGAGAACGGCGTGCCGGAGTCGTGGGAGCAGTACGACCGCGACCTGGGCGACGGGATGGTCCTCGGCGAAGAAGACGCGCCGATCGTCGACAACTTCCTTCAGGCCATGCACCAGGCCAACCTGCCGGCCTCGCAGGCGAAGGAAGTCCTGAAGTGGTACTACCAGTGGAACGACAACCTGCAGCAGGAGCAGTACCAGAAAGACGTCGAGTTCAAGGAATCCGCGCTCGAGGAACTGCGTTCTGAGTGGGGCAGCGAGTTCAAGGCCAACCTGAACGCGATCCGTACCGTCGTCGACGGCGAGATCGCTGACCTCCTGTTCAACGCTCGAGCCGAGAGCGGCGAGCGTCTTGGCGACCATCCGGCGGTGCTGAAGATGCTGGCCCAGGTGGCGCGCGAGATCAATCCGGCCGCGACGATCATCCCCGGCTCCGGCACTAACAACCTGCAGACCGTGCAGGAAGAGCTCGCCGAGATCCAGTCGATCATGCGCGAGAAGCCGTACGAGTACTGGAAGGGGCCAAAGTCGGCCTACTACCAGAAGCGTCTACAGGATCTGAATGCTGCAGCCGAAAGGCTTCAGTGAGTTGACAAGCATCTACACCCTGAGTAAGTTCGCACTATCGCTCAGTCTTTGACTGAGTGAACGCTTCAGTGACGCCCCGGCGCGTCGCGCAGCCGGCCCCGGCAACGGACACCCCGGCACGCTCGACCAACGGACTCCCCGATCTGCAGCAACGAACCCCTGTGTTTAACAACATGGAGAGCCGTTGTGGCAGCAACAGCATTTCAAACCAGTTACCGGCAGGAATTCATTGCCGGCTATGAACAGAAGCAGAGCCTGCTCCGTCAGGCAGTCACGACCGATTCTATCGTCAAAGGCAACACCGCGACGTTCCTGATCGCCGATTCCGGCGGCGCGAGCACGGTGACCCGCGGCGTCAACGGATTGATCCCGGCGCGTGCTGACAACCTGACGCAAGTCTCCTGCACGCTGACTGAAGAGCACGATCTTGTTCGCAAGACCGGGTTCAACATTTTCGCGTCGCAGGGCGACCAGCGCCGGATCATGCAAGAGACCTCGATGGGTGTTGTGAATCGGAAAGCCGATTCGCAAATCATTACGCAGCTAAATACTGGAACGGTAACGCCGAGCGCGACCGCGACCATCATGACGCTGCAACTGGTCACGCATGCGAAGGCGATCCTCGGGACCAATGAAGTGCCTTTCGATGGCAACATCTGGGGCCTTCTGACCCCGGCCGCAGAGTCGTACCTGCTCCAGGTCAAGGAGTTCGGCAGCGCCGACTACGTGACCTCGAAGCCGCTGCAAGGCGCCAACGCCGCGTGGGCGGATCAGCAGGGCTACTACGTCTGGATGGGCATCAAATGGATCGTTCACCCGAACCTTCCTGGCGTCGGCACGAGTGCTGAAAAATGCTTCGTTTTCCACTCGAGCGCGATCGGTCATGCGATCGACACGGGCGGGATGCAGGTAAGCGTCGGGTATGACGACGAGCAGGACTACTCGTTCGCTCGCACGTCGGCCTACATGGGCGCGAAGCTCCTGCAGAACTCCGGCGTCGTAGTGATCAACCACGACGGTTCGGCTCTGGCCGCGGCCTAAGAGGAGAACTGATCATGGCCTACAGCACTAGTAACCCGCCCGCCCTGGTCGGTCAAACGATCCACGGCAACGGAATCTGGCACTATTCCTCGACAGACGTTCACACGGACGTCGACGCTGCAGACTACTTCGCCAACGGTGATGCGCTCGGAATGCAGGTCGGCGACGTGGTGTTCGTGATCGAGACTGACAACAGTTACGCGCAGACCACGCACAGCGTCACGGCGGTCACCGCCGGCGGCGCTGCTACGGTATCTGCTGCGACCTGATAGGAGGTCATCATGGCTACGACTACTGTGCCTGATGTCGTCCTTCAGGGCATCGCGTCCGGGAAGGTGTCGATCTACACCTCGACGGACGCGACGACTGTCGTGGACGATTCGAACTACTTCACCAACGGCGACGCCGGCGGGATGAAGGTTGGCGACGTCCTGTTGTCGATCGAGACCGACAACTCGTATGACCAGAACACGCACTCTGTCACTGCGGTGACCGCGGGTGGCGCTGCGACTGTGAGTTCGGCGACCTAATCAGCATCCACCTGGGTGCTTCTCTTGGGGCTCTTCGGAGCCCCTTTTTTATTGGAGGTGACATGAGCTACGTGCTCAAGGATAGCCGGATGAAACCGGCTGAGTATTCGAGACAGGTCTACTTCGTTGTCCCTGAGACAGGAACCCCTTTCGCAGATGTCCTCAAGCCTGAGTACTGGACTCACGTTGCCGGAAAGCTGAAGTCGCTCGACCGCATCGAAGTGTTCCCTGAAGAGGGGACTTACTTCGCTGAACTGCTGGTCGTCTACGCAGGCAACAACACGGTTCGCGTGCGCGAACTTTCCTGCGTCGAGTTCGGCGAATCGGAATCGCAGGAAGAGAAGTCGGACTACGAGATCAAGTGGTCTGGCCCGATCGCCCGGTGGCGCATCACTCGCAAGAGCGACAACGTGGTCCTGGTCGATGGCGATGAGGTCGCAACGCGTCCGCTCGCCGAAGACTGGCTCCGCAACTACCTGAAGGCACTGGCGGCGTAATAAAGAACGAAGCCCGATAGCGCGACAACGCTACCGGGCTTCTGACCACAAGTCTTGAAGGAGAAGACGAGATGGCTGAGTTTATTTTACACCCGAACGCGATTGATCTGGCAGGACAAGTTTTCGGGAAGTTGACCGTTACGCGGCCCGTAGGCAGGAAAGGCGGCAGAGTCGTTTGGGAATGCCGGTGTGATTGTGGCGGCGTGGCTTCAGTAGCGGCGAGCAACCTAACCACCGGGAATTCTACGTCTTGTGGGTGCACTAGGGGCGAGAAGCACGGGCAAGCAAAAGCAGGACGTCCGTCGGCAGAATATAGGACGTGGAGGCACTTGGTGGAAAGGTGCTGTAACCCGTCCTGCGCGTCGTTTGCCCACTACGGCGGAAGGGGCATCAAGGTCTGTGATCGTTGGCGTAATTCGTTCACAGCGTTTTTCGATGACATGGGGCCTAAGCCGACATCTAAACATTCTATTGACCGGATTGACGTGAACGGGGACTACGCTCCTAGTAACTGTCGGTGGGCGACGCCTAAAGAACAAGCTAGGAATGCTAGATCCAACCGCGTGGTTTTAGTTGGCGAAGAATGGATGCCATTGTCGGCGGCTTGCGAGCAACTAGGGTTGGACTACTTTATGGTTCATTCACGACTGACTAAATACGGATGGTCTGTTGATGAAGCTCTCTCAACCCCGCCAAGACAAAAACGAGCGTCGAAATGACAACCCAAATTGAGCTTTACAATAACGCGCTACTTGAGCTTGGTGAGCGCCGACTCAGCACGCTCACTGATGAAACCGAATCGCGCCGGGCCTTGGACGATGTGTGGAACGAGGGGGGCATAAAAAAGTATCTCTTGCAGTCCGGCTTCTGGAATTTTGCGATGCGGGCAGTGGAGCTAACTTTTTCACCCTCCATAACACCTGGATGGGGATTCCAGTACGCCGTGGATAAACCGAACGACTGGATTAGGACTGCGGCAATTTCTGCTGATGAATATTTCCGAACCCCGCTCAATGATTATTATGACGAAGCGAGCTACTGGTTCTGCGACTACGAGACCATCTACGTCCGCTACGTTTCGAGCGACGACGACTACGGCTACGACATGACCCGCTGGCCGCCGTCGTTCGTGCGCTGGATCGAGACCTACCTGGCGTACCGGATCGCGGCACGGGTGACCGGGTCGACCAGCGTTCGGGACACCCTGTACAAACTGCAGCAGAGGATGCTGACCGAGGCGCGATCGCAGGACGCGATGAACGACCCGAACGGATTCCCGCCGAGCGGTTCGTGGGTCCGCAGCCGTGGTGCCCGTGGCGGATTCGACCGAGGCAACCGGAGAAGCCTGATTGGCTAGAGACCTCGGGCAGATCAACGCCTTCAACCGCGGCATCATCTCCCCGCTCGCGCTCGGCCGCATCGATGTAGAGCGCGTTCGCCTGTCTGCCAGCGAGCAGACCAACTTCGTGCCGCGCGTACTGGGCAGCATGATGCTTCGCCCCGGCACCGAGTACGTCGGCGACCTGGGCGCGTCTTCCTGGTTGATCCCGTTCGTGTTCGCCAAGTCTGACACCGCGATCGTTCAGTTCATCGACGCCGCGATGAAGGTCTGGGTCAACGAGACGCTGCTCACCCGCCCGACCGTCTCGACCACCATCACCAACGGCACATTCACAGGCAATATCACCGGATGGACTGACGCCGACGAGTCCGGCGCCGCGTCGACCTATTCGGCGACCTCGAGCGATGGTACGAGCGGCGGATACCTCAAGTTGCTTGGAACCGGATTCGCGTCTGCCATCGTCCGGCAGACGCTCACGATTGCTCCCGCCGACCAGAACGTCCAGCACGCTCTACGCATCAAGGTGGAGTACGGCCCCGTGCGAGTCCGTATCGGCTCGACGTCCGGCGGCGAGGAGCTCCTTACTGAGACCTCGCTCTGGGATGGAGAGCACTCGATCGCGTTCGTGCCGACCGGCTCGAGCGTCTACCTGCAACTCTCCAACGTCCGCAAGCACCCGGTCTACGTTGACAGCGTGACGGTCGAGTCGGGCGCCGTCTCGATCACGTCTCCCTATGCGGTCGCCGATCTGCCGCTGATTCGATACGCCCAGTCTGCAGACGTCATCTTCATGGCCTGCGACGGCTACGAGGAGTACCGGGTCGAGAGGCGCACGAACAACTCGTGGTCGCTGGTGAAGAGCCGCTCGGAAGACGGCCCGTTCCGCGCCATGAACACCGGTCCGACCAACCTGACCGCGAGCGCCACGAGTGGGGCGATCACGCTGACGGCTAGCCGCAAGCTGTTCAAGGCCGGCCACAAGGGCGCGCTGTTTCGCATCGATAGCGTGGGCCAGTACGTCACCCAGACGGTGAGCGGCGAGAACCAGTGGACCGGCGACATCCGCGTCTCGGGCGGTGACACCAGCGAGCGGCGCGTAATCATCACCCGCAGCGGGACGTGGTCCGGCACGGTGACCCTCCAGCGTTCGGTCGCGGAGCCCGGGGCGTGGTACGACGTGGCGACCTACACGAGCAACGGGACCACGAACTACGACGACGGCTTGAGCGACCAGATCATCTTCTACAGGATCGGCATCGACGCATCCGACTACACGTCTGGCTCCTGTGTGCTGACCATGTCCTACCCGAACGGCTCGATCCGCGGGACTGTGCGGATCACGGCGATCACGTCCGAGACGGTTGCGTCCGCTCACGTCATCACCGACCTCGGCAACACGTCTGCGTCGGACCAGTGGAGCGAGGGCGCGTGGTCTGACTACCGCGGCCACCCGACGAGCCTGTGCCTGTTCGAAGGCCGCCTCTGGCACGCCGGCCGCAACTGGGTCTGGGGCTCAGTCGTCGACTCCTACCTCGGCTACGACGACGACGTCGAGGGCGACTCAGGCCCGATCAACCGGACCATCGGCGAAGGCCCGATTGATGGAATCAATTGGATCATGCCGATGCAAAGACTGGTCCTATCGACCGACATCGCCGAGCGGAGCGCAAAGGCGTCGAGCCTCGACGACCCGCTCACTCCGTCTTCTTTCACGCTTAAGCAGATCTCAAGCCAGGGCAGCGCCCGCATCGCGCCGATCGTCATGGACGACATGGGCGTGTTCCTTCAGGCCGGCAAGATGCGGCTCTATGCGCTCCGCTACAACACCGACGCCAGCGTCACCAGCGACTACGCGCCCGAAGACCTGACCGCACTGGCGCCCCGGATCGGCGATCCGAGCATCGTCAATCTGTCCTATCAGCGACAGCCCGACACCCGCATCCATGCGACGCGCGCGGACGGCACGGTTGCAATGCTGGTGTTCGACCGGCTCGAGGACGTGAAGTGCTGGGTCGACATCGAGACCGATGGAGACGTGAAGCAGGTCATCGTCCTGCCCGGCGACGAAGAGGACAAGGTCTACTACGTGGTCGAGCGCACGGGCGGCACGTACCTCGAACGGTGGGCTCTCGAGTCCGACTGCCAGGGCGGATCGGACAACCGCTGCCTGGACTCGCACGTCATCTACTCCGGCGCCAGTACCACCTCGATCACGGGCCTCGACCATCTGGAAGGCGAGTCCGTATACGCCTGGTCGAACAGCGACGTCAGCGGCCCCTACACGGTCTCTGGAGGCGCGATCACGCTGGACACTGCTGCTACCTACGCGGTGGTCGGGCTCACCTACAGGGGCCGCTACAGGAGCGCCAAGCTGGTCTACGGATCGCCGCAGCCTCTGACCCAGAAGAAGCGCGTGGCACAGGTCGGACTGATCCTTGGGCCTACGCACCGGGAGGCGATCGAGGTCGGCACCGACTGGAACCATCTGGACCCGTTGCCGCTGATCGAGGCGGGCGCTCCGGTCACTGCGGACTGGGACGAGTACGACGAGGTCGGAGTCCCTGTGAACGGGACGTTCGACACCGACTCGCGCCTGCACATTCAGGTGGACGCGCCGCGTCACGCAACGCTCCTGGCGGCGGTGGTGAATGTCGACGTCAACGAAAAGACGTTCCGCTGAACTCGTCCCGCTGACGCGCGAACTTTGGGAACGGTTTCACGGGGAACCCCCGTCGTTCCGGGCGAAGGGCGTCGCGGTGGTCAAGGACGATGTCCCGCTCGCGATCGGCGGCATCGGATTCATGGGCACGCACTTGTACGTGTTCATGGACATGGTCCCGGAGGCGGCGCGCTATCCGAAGCTGCTGCTGAAGGGCGGCAAGAAAGTGATCGAGGACGGCCTGAACATCGGCCTCCCGATGGTCGCGACACGAAACACAGAACTCGACACGAGCGAGCGGTTCCTCCGCAGGCTTGGGTTCGAGGAATACGGGGATGTCTGGTATGTCGGGAATTGAAGTCTTCGCGATGGCAGCCGCCGCGGCAGGCGCGCTGAACACCATCGCCCAAGGCAATTTCGCGAACAAGCAGGCGAAGTTCCAGGCCAGCCAACTTGCGCAGATGGCGAACCGCCAAGAGGCGATCTCGCAGCGTGAGGCTATCGACCGCAGGAAAGAGGCCCGCTACCTGGCCTCGCGCGCGACCGCGATGGCGGGCGCCAGTGGCGCGGGCGTCACCGACCCGGACGTCCAGAACATCATCGGCGAGATCGAGACTCAGGGCGAATACAACGCTCTCGTCGCGCTCTACGACGGCAAGATGCAGGCACGGGATCTGCGCGCAGAAGCGGACGCGAAGCGCGAAGCCGGGCGCATGGCGAAGAAAGGCGCGTACCTCGAGGCGATCGGTAACCTCGGGAAGTCGATGTACGAGGTCTATCCTGACGCCTTCACGAACGAGGGTCTGTTCGGGATGAAAGGGACCGCGAAAGGCGTGAAGGTCGGTTCAGCAGAATCTGAATGGGGCGCAGCGCCCGGATACTCCCTCAAAGGTGGGCTCAGTTAATGCCGCGTTTACCAGACCAGTTCGACCTCCCGCGCGCCCAACCCCGCGCCATCGGCAACGTCACTCCGATCAGCGATGGCGGGTTCTTTCAGGCCGCGGGCAATGCGCTCGGAGCAGCGCAGCAGGTGGCACAGGCGCAGATCGAGTACGACAGCAAGAGCCGGTTCGCGAGCGCGGAGTCCCGCTATCTGATAGGCCAGCAGGAACTGATCGCCTCCCTTGACGACAGCGACTACGACACCTACGAGAAGCGGTACGAAGAGGGCATGAAGGCCGTCGCCAAGAAGGCGAGCGAGATCATCAAAAGCCCGCGCGACCTTCAGGCGTTTAACCTCCACTCCGCGACGCTCTACTCCAAAGGCCAACTCGACATCCGTGAACGCTACAAGCGCGCCGAAACGGATGCCATGCGTGCGGAACTGGACACGAACCTTGCCGGCCTGCGCAACGGCGCCGTCGCATCGTCCAACCCCTCGACCAACATCGAAGCCATCAACTTCCGCATAGACAGCGCCGTCGAGGACGGGCACATCAGCCGCGAAGACGGTGCGGTCATGAAGCGCAAGATGGCCGTCGACATCGCCACGTCGCGCGCGGAGATGCTTCCGCCGGCGGCTCGCGAGGCTGCACTCTCGAATCCTGACGCGGTGTTCAGTCTCATTCCGCCGGAGGTCCGGGCGGTGATGATTGAGAAGGCGAAGATCGAACGGATTACCGATGCATCGCGCGAGCGCGAACTCTTGCGACAGGAGCAGGATGATCTGTTCGAGCGCACCTGGGCATCGATCGATTCGACCAACGGCGACATCTCGAGCATCCCGTCGAGCGAGATTGCGAAGCTGCGCCCGTCTCAGATCACGGCGCTTCGCGAGTACGCCCAACAGCGCGCCAATGGATACGCGCCGCAGACAGACTATTCGCTGCACGCGGAACTTTCTCAGATGGCGGCCGATCCGCGTCGGCGCCAGGAGTTCAACGACTTCGACATCGTCGGTAACAGGCACAGGCTTGCCGAGGGCGACTATAAGAACTGGATTCAGGCGCAGGCCGAATCGAAAGGCGGAATCGTCAAGAACACGGTGCTGGACCGCGTCGTCGCGGAAACAACGATCCTCAACACCGCCCTCGACAAGATGAAGATCCCGCGTTCTGGCAAGGACGCTATGGGTAGGCCGGCAGAGCGCCGGGATATGTTCACCCAATACGTTGAGCAGAAAAAGGCGGCTCGTCTGAACGAGTTGGGCGTCGAGAATCTGCCCGTTGAGGAGTTCAGGAAGATCGTCGATGCGGCAACCGTCGACGTCATCACGAACCCCGGAACGTGGTGGTTGCCCTACTTCGGAGCAGACACCAAGGCGAAGGCGTTCGAGCTCAGGGGCATGGACCCTGAAGACCTTGATGAGCTCGTGGTCCCTGACGACGACAAGAGACAGATTGAGGAAGCACTCAGCGTGAAAGGCATCGAAGCGACGCCTGAAACGGTTCGAAGGTATTACATCCTGATGCAGACGCAGTAATGGCAGAGAACCCGTACCTTCGACTGATTGAGCAGGACCAGGCGCAAGAGCGCGCACGGCTGGAGATCTCTCTCGAGGCTGGCCGGCAGACCCCGGCAGAGCAGACCGCGCAGGCGTTCGAGGTCTCCCGCGAAACTGGCGTGCCTGTCGACATTGCGCAGCGCACCGAAGTCCCGCGCAAGAATCCATACCTCGACGAGATCGATCGCAATCCCCGCCTGCGCGAATGGCTCAGTAACCCGGTCAACGCATCGCTCGCCCAAGGCGAAGAGGGCGAGCTCTCCTGGCTCGAGCGCCAGATGCGCGACATCCCGGTCGGCTATCAGCGCGGCAAGGACATGATCGCTCTATCCGAGTACCGGATGCCTGACCTGTATTCTCAGATTGGATTGGCAGCCCCGCTGACGCCAGAACAACAGCGGAAAGCCGACGAGCTCGGTCGGTCGATCAAGGAAAGCAGCACTGCCGACATCAGGCTAGACAACATCTATGAATGGGCGATACCGCAGGTTGCGGAGCAGATGCCGATCATGGGCAACCTGATGGCAACCACCGGCAAATGGGCGGCTGGCGGCGCAGCGTTCGGCGGCACCGTTGGATCGGCAATGCCTGGCGTCGGAACCGTCGCAGGGACCGGCGTCGGCGCGACGGCTGGCATGTACACCGGCTTGTTCAAGGGTGCGTTCGAACTCGAGGCCGCGCTTGCCTGGGACGAACTTCGTCAGATCCCCGGCGTCGACCAGGAAGAAGCGGCTTACGCAGCCCTTGCAGTCGGCGGCGTCAACGGATTGCTCGAGATGGCTTTCGGTCCTGAAGCCATGATTGCCCCCGCTTTGAATGGGGTACGACGTCTTTTCCAGCGCAAAGCCGTCTCCGCAGCAATCAAGTCTCCGACCATCCGGGCGATCGTGGCGAAGATCGGGAAAGTGGTCGCCGGCAACGTGATCGGTGAGGGTTCGACTGAGTTCCTTCAGGAAGCCACGCCGGATCTGGCGAAGACCATCCTCGAGATGGGACAGGAGTCCGAGAAGACCGGCAACCCGATCACGTACCAGGCTTTCGCCGAGCGCCTGTTCGGCCCGAATTGGGAGAACGTCGAGAAGTGGGGAAAGGCCGGCCTGGCCGGCGGCGTTACGGGCGGGATCATGGGCGGCGCCATGTACACCCCGACCGCGGTATCCGACGTCGTCGACTACCGCCGCGCGAAGGCGACCGAGCGCGCACTGCTTGAGATGGGAGACCGTCTGCAGAAGACTCGATCCGGCGCCGAGTACGTCGGCCAGGCTTCGCAGGACAACATCTACATCGACAAGGTCGACTGGGACACGTACTGGCAATCGCAGGGCGTCGACCCGGAGCAGGCCGCAGTCGAAGTCTACGGCAGCGCCGAAGAGTACAAGTCCGCATCAGAGGCGGATCACCAACTGGTTGTACCTCTCTCCAAGTACGCGCGCACGATCGGCAAGAGCGACGCGAACAAGTACTTCTCCACCGTCGCGCGAGTCGAGCCCGACGAATGGAACGCCCGCGAAGCCGAGACCTACATCAAAGAGCAGATGCAGGCGAAGGGCGAGGAACTCCAGAAGATGGAGACCGCGCGCGGACAGATCCTTGAGGAAGAGACTCAGCGCCTGATGGCGGCCGGCTATAGCCGAGAGACCGCCGAGACCAACGCCCAGCAGTTCGCGAGCTCACTCGTCACGACCGCCGCGCGCCTCGGCAAAGACCCGCTGCAGATCTACCAGGAGCGGGGGCTCGGCGTTGGCCGGTATGAGATGACGCCGGAGGGGGAGATCATTCGGCAGCTTGGGCCGGAGAGGGAGGTTACGGGGGAGTTGGTGACTGATGGGGGTCCGCAGATAGTCAGTCTCAAAGATTCGTCCAAGTTCCTCATAGGCTCGTATGCGATTGAGGCGGGGAAGGGATTCACCGCCAACCATGAGGTTGCTCTCCCAGATCTTTTACGTGTCCGATCCGCGCTTGAAGAGCGCCTCTCCAGTGGTTTCGAGAAGTTCCCTGATGTGGTCCAGAACGCCATACAGGAGATCGATTCTCTTACCAGAACGATGGAGGCCAAGCAACCGTACCAAACCGGGAAACCCGTCACCGTTCGCGTATTCCACGGTGCACGTTCTGCGCGAATTGCGGAGGAAGGATTCCGCAATGACATGCTTGGAACCAACACCGGCGCTCCGTCTGCGAGGATGGGACACTTCTTTGCCGGGCGGCCAGAAACCAGCAACACGTATGCAGGTCGCACGCCTGGTTTCGAAGAGCCAATGTGGACGGCCACGACAGAAGAACAGAACGCCAAGATGGTCGAGCATATTCTTGCGACCCGCATGGATATGCTCGAGAAAATGGTCAAGCCGTCCAAGTGGAGAGAGGGCGGTTGGTCATTCTTCAATGACAAAGGGCTGTCTTGGGATCGCGATACGAAAGAAGAAGCGATTCAGGCCCAGGCAGACATGCTCCTTGGCAACAAGGAGTTCTTCCAAGAAATCTACAAGGAAGTATTCCCGGATTCTGCAATGCCAGAGCCGGTGAGCGAAGCACCTGTCGTCTACCCCGCCCGTCTGCACTTCAACAACCCCTATGTCCATGACTACAAAGGTGCGGAATATCGAGAGCAGTCCTACGCGTCAATCATCGCGAAGGCTAAGAAGGCCGGCCACGACGGCGTCATCCTGTTGAACACGTATGACGGCGGGCCGTTGGACAATATTTTCGTGGCGTTCGATGACAACCAGATTGAGCAGAGGTTGTATCAGGGGGCCCAGCAAGATCTCTCGCAGACCTACGCTGCCGAGAATCGCGTCGGCGTAACTGTTGGCGGAAAACCAGGTCAATTCGACTGGTCGTTTACGACATCGAACACGCCGCCTCCGATAGAGATCCCGACCCAAAAAGGGCCGAGGCTGAACGTCATTGGAGAGAAGGTCGCCGAGATTCTGAATTCTGAAAACTTCGGGAATCTGATCGAGGCCGCGTTCGGCATCAAGGGCGTGAAGATTGCCAGGATTGAGGGTTCATGGAACGGGAACCCGGAGCCGTCGTACTTTGTAACGTCTGATGACATGACGTTCGAGCAGGCTTCTGCTCTTTCTAAACTGCTCGGATTCGCGTTTGCGCAAGAAGCCGTCGTTGTCGCGCAGCCGTACCATCCTGGCGACGCGGAAGGGACTCCTGCGTTCTATATCGGGTCTGAATCCACTCTGACTCCAGAGCAATTGTCAACCGCAAAAGACGCGGCAATTGCCGCCGGGTTGGATTATAGTACGTCGGCAGACGGGCGGGCTCTGAAGTTTCTGTATTTCGGGGATAGGGCTGGCCTTGAGGAATACGGCGTCAAGGTTGCTGAAGTCGCTGACGCCGCTGGCCTCCCTCTGCGAGACCTGTTCAACGTAAACAGCGAGCTCAATTATGCCGATTCGTATCTCGAAGACAGAGAGAGAGGAGTTAGCGGCCCGGCTTGGATTCAAGATAGCGCCGCCGGATCACCCGATCTATTCCGAGCCGTTGTCGATAACCTTATTGTCCCATACGCCCGCGCGGTCGGGGCAGAAGGATATCGTTTCGATGCCGCACGATTCGCTGAACGATTCGGACTCCCCCGACACAAACAGCAACTGATCGAAGAGGCCCTTCGTCCTAAGGAGGGCCTTGCTCGCTCTACTGCGCCGATCCTCTACGGCGACGAAAAACTCGAAGTCATTCCCTCGGGCCATCGCGGCCAGCCTACCGTTACAGACGTTCTTTGGGCTCTTCAGAATAGAGCCGCAGAAACCGGCCAGATCGCGCCTGGCGATTATTCCGATGAAGCCAAGAAGGTCATATCTGAAACGATAGCCGACGAGGTCATAGCGCACATCACGCGCGAAGGCGGAAAGTCTGCCATCGGCTGGTACGACAAGGCGCTTCGCAAGGCGAAGAACCTGTACGTCAAGCTGTTCCCTCGGATCAAGTCGTCCAAGGAAAACGGCATGATGTTCGATGCTTTTCTCGGCATCGCGTCGCAGGGTAACGACGTCTTCTCTAACTCCATATACGCCGCCAGGATGTTCGACCTTGTCGCCGTTCAGGGCAAGTCGATACCGGAAGCCGTAAAGCAACTGAAGGGTTCGTTCGGCGGTGAGACTGTCGCCATCGAAAACAACTACCTGAAGTTCGACGCGCTCGTTAAACAAAATGGCCCCATCAGGATTCGCCGGCTTTTCAACGAAAAGAAGACGGTCAGCGAATGGAACGCGCAGCTTCGCAAAGACAAGCGCCTGCACTTCAAT